CGAGCCTGTGCCCGTGCCGCCGCCGAGACCTGACAACCTGAAACCGCGCTACGTTCCCGTGCCGGTGCCACCGATGAGGCCGATGAAATGACAAAGAAGAAAGACCCAAAGCCGCGCTTGGCGTTTGTCGAGACGCCGTTGACTGCGGAAGAGGAAGCCGAGCGCGTGGAGTTGATGCGCGAGTTGGGTTTCGACACGAGCCCGCTTGCTGGAAACAGGAACTGGCTGCGGCAGTTCCGGCTGTTCAAGGAGTTACGTGATCGGATCGCGGCGCTGGAGGGGAAGTCATGATCACCGAAGAAGAAGTCGAGCGCGCCGTGACCGAGGCTTTCAAGATCGTGTTCAGGAAGTGGAAGAGGGAGGAGAAGTGATGACCGACGACCCAGTGGAGCAGGCTCTGGCAGAACTTCAAGACCTTGTGAAATGCCGTTGCCATCCAGCCTACACAGGCAGAGGTCTGCGCGATCCTGACTGCGAGTGTGACAGTGCCGAAGCCCTGAAGGTATTAGCCGACCGCATTGAAGCCCAAGCCGCGGAGATCGAGAGGCTGGAGAAAGCGTGCGCCGAGTGGGCCGAAGTGTCGCAGTCGAATTATCAGCGAGCAAAGTCGGCAGAGGCCAAGCTGGCGATGGCGTTGGAGGCGGGAAAAACGATGGATGACGGGTGCGACTGTGAACGGTGCAACAAAGCCCGCGCCACCCTCGCAGAACTGAAAGGACAGGACGATGACTGACATTACACACGAAGCGCCTGAGCGGATATGGGCTTGGGGTTGGCTGGCCGACAGTGTTTGGCAAGAGCAGACTTGGCAGCATGAAGATGAGCCGATGAGCACAGTGGAATACGTCCGAGCCGATCTGGTGCAGGCAGCGGAACAGCGGGGCTACGCCAATGCAATGGAAGCGGAGCGCAAACTGCACGAAGACCTGATCAAAGCCCAAGCCGCCGAGATCGAGAGGCTGCGGGGTGCGCTGACCACCTGCGAGAAATACCGTGACGCCTACGACGAGATGGGCAGGATCGGGACGCAGGCAGTGCGTGATCTTGAGGACAAGCTGGCGAAGGCGGTAAATGTCATTGATTGGGCTTTGATTTGTTGGGATGACCACAACAAGCATGGATACAACATGCAAGGCGATTGGGTTTCTGATGCCCGCGCCACCCTCGCAGAACTTACAGGAGGCAAGGATGAGTGATAACGACCTGATCCGCAGGGGCGATGCGATTAATGCCTGTCGCCAGTCCGTGCATCGTTATGAAGCGCACGACGCCATCGACGCTCTGCCCGCCGTAAAGCCGCCTGCGCTGGATGCAGCTTCCGACAGCATCGAAGCCCAAGCCGCCGAGATCGAGAGGCTGCGGGGTGATATTGAACGCGGCCTGTCTGTGGCGAAAGAGATTGAGAAGGCGTGTCGCGGACTGCGAGATGAAGCCCAACCGATGACTGCCAAGGATGCTACGCGCTTGATAATCGCGGCCCTGAAAGGAGCCACGCAATGACCGACTACACCACCGACCACCGCTTCAATCTTGAGGCTTACCTTGCGACCCACACCCTGCCCAAGGGCTTGGGCGACACGGAAAGCGCCTGCACTCTGGCCGCTATCAATCTCGCCATGTCTGGAGATTTAACGGACGACATTCCAGACTGCATGTCGGAGGTCTTGGGCAGGGCCGCAATCGGTCTGCAAGATGCCATGCCCGACGAAATGCGTAATGGCCAGCGATACAAGCGGCTCATTCCCGACATGCCCGGCACTGGTCGGGCGCAAGAGCAAGAGCGCCTTGCAATCATGCTCGATTGGGTGTGGACGGCAGTGTTGCCTCACCTCCAGCCTATCGCGGATAAGGACGGCTTTGGGGAGCAGTGGCGGCTGATGTGCAAAGAGCGGACACCCGATGCCGCCGCCGCTGCCTCCGATGCCGCCGCCCGTGCCGCCGCCGCTGCCGCCAATGCCGCCCGTGCCGCCGATGCTGCCGCCAATGACGCCCGTGCCGCCGATGCCGCCGCCGCTGCCTCCGATGCCGCCGCCGCTGCCGCCAATGACGACGCCTATGCCGCCACCTATGCCGCCAATGCCGCCGCCTATGCCGCCGCCGCCCCCTCCGTCGCCGCTGCTGACTTCTGGGCGACTGTAGACCCCATCGGCGTATTGGAACGCATGACTTATCTGACAGGAGCCAAACCATGACCGACGACCTCCGCGTCCAACTGCAAGAGCAGGCGCGACAGGCAAAGTATTGGCAGGAGCGCGCCGAATACTGGCGAGACCTATGGTCACGGACCGCGAACCGCCTGATGCAGGTCGACCCAGAGTTCAACAAGCCGAGCGAGACCGTGGCCGACGAACTGAAGAGGCTTGAGCGCATTCTGTCGAGCGACAACCCAAACCCGTGGAAGGACGTGTGATGCCCGTCGAAATCATACTACCAGCCTACAACATCAATCCCGTGCTGGCTCGCAAGCATGAGGCGAAGATCGCCACCTTCATGCACCGGCAGAGGAACGTCGAGTTGAACAGAACGGCGGACTTGCCAGACGACTCGCCCATGAGAAAGGCCCCGCGCCTTAGGTCGGAGTCGAAGCCGACCCAATCCAACAGAGACAAGCCTCTTGTCCCAACTGACAGGGTTCTCCTTGCCCTGCTGAGGGGGCAGAAGCTAACATCAACCGAGATCATGCGCGCGACTGGGCTTAACAGGGATACCCTCAGGGCGGCGCTGCTCAGGCTTTCCAGCCGTGGTCTTCTCATCAAGGAGGTGCGCGGCAACCACATCACATGGCACACAGTAGGGGAGCAGACGCATGTCGAAGAAGCGTAGCGCCGATGTAGGCATTACCGAAAAGCAGTTCGACAGGATCATGGAGTCGATACCGAAGCAACTCCGTCCCGTCGATGTATCGAAGCTACTGGCCTCGATCATCTACTCATACGACATGATCGAGGAGACACCGGCCATCCTGTCCTACGCCGTGATCCTGCTGCGCGAGGCTGGCGTTGCGATTGATCCCAACACCGGCATCATGACGCGCGAAAAAGTTCAAGTGCACTAAAAAATGGGGGGGTGGATAACCACCCCCCCCTAAGTCCACTGTCAGATGTCAGGTCAGGTCAGAGAACCAATGTCCTTATAGGAGTCTTTCAGACCGTGGTCAACCACCTTGTCCATGTCTGTCTCGTGACATCCTGCATTCATACGCTATGGCCTCATAGGCGGCAGCATCAACGTAGTTGTCCTTGTGTGTCTTGCCTTGCATCGTCCTCACATCCTTGACCATCGTCATCATCTTGGCGATGTCCTCTCCATCGAGCGGCACAGTGATGCGATACTTGGCCTTTATCCACGCGGAGAACAGGATCGCTGCATTCTCCATGTTCCTGACCACATCGCCATACTGAGCCTCTCTATGTATGCCGGTGATCTTGATTGCTTCAGCAAGGACAGAGACCCTGTCAGGCAGCGGGCGCTTTGGCCCGCCATTCTGCTCGATCCAGTCCTCGAGATCGATCTGCTCAGTCAAAATGGCAACTCCTCCTCCTCGTCTTCTTCTGAGTCCTCGGCCTTCACTGGCAGCAGACCAGAGAACGGGTCGTCTCCGTTCTCGCTGTAGGTCGATGTTGCCAAGCTATAGATCAGCGCTGCCTTGCCCTGCTTCCCGATCCACGAGAAGCGGCACTTCCATGAATGGATTTCCGACACGGGGGAGTGGGCAGGATCGGGGCGGTGAACGCTGATGCCGCAGTCTGCCTTTGCCCACCATGCGGCAGAACCAGAGATGTCATTGCCGTTCGGCACTGGCAGTTTGCCATCGGTGCCGCGCATCATCTTCGTCGGGTGGGCAACGAACCAGACATGAACCTCATGTGCCTGTGCGAAGAGCCTGACCTGAGACAGCATGTTGGAAATCCAATCTGTCTCGGCAACGTCCTTCGGCTTGGCGATGTAGTTGTAGGGGTCGATGACGGCGCCCCTGATGCCATGACGCATCACCGCAACACGCAGCCGCTCCAAGATGCTGTCGAGAGATGCGAGGCTGCCGTCTGCTTGGTAAAGGAAAGAGAAGTTCGATTGAACAAACGACTTGCCTTGTTCAAGTTCCCGCTTGGTCATGCGAGGCGTAGGCCCGTCGAAGAACGGCTTGCGCAGGTACTTGCTGACTAGCTTCGCGATGTGGAGGCGGGGTTCGTTTTCGAAGGAGCAGATGGCGTGCCGCCATCCCTTCTCTTGCGCGAGGTTGACCATCAACTGGTCAACGAACTCTGACTTGCCGGATGATGGGTGACCTGTGACGATGGTCAGTTGGCCCGGTGCGATGGTGTAGATTTCGTCAACTGTCGGGTAGCCTGTTGTCTCGCCTCTCCCTATGCCCTTGTCGTATATGTCGTCGAGTTGCTGGAAGAAGTGGGAGGAGTCGTAGAGGCCTGAGATCGGCCACGGCTTGCAGTCGGATAGCAACCTGTCGATGCCATCCTGACCGTACTTGAGCCATACGTCATTGGCATCCTTGCATCCCTCTGGGTACTCGACGTACCAGCAGCGGTCCTTGCCGATGCGTCTGGCTATCTCCTCGGCAGCGGCCTGCCCCGGACCGTCGGCATCCGTTGCGATGACGATCCTCTCAGCCGCATCGATCTGCTTCTTGGCGTCCCATACGAACTTGAACTTGCCGTCCTCCTTCGGATCGACGGCACCATCCACCACCTTCATCGGTGCCCCATTGGGGATCGATACGGCACTGCGATAGCCAGCCTCGACGAAGGTTGCCGCATCGACCTCGCCCTCGGCGATGATCATCCAGTCGTTCGGCTCGACGTTCTCGATGTTGAAGAAGGTCTGCGGTGCGCCTTGGCAAGCAAAGCCTTTGGAGGCAATCGCTCGAACCTTGGCTGCGTACTCGTGCCCGTTGTTGAAGTAGGGGAAGACGACGCAATCCGTCTCTTCGCCAACCGCGCGGATGAATGCCCGCGTCTCCTTGATCCTCAGCGTCTCAGCAGTCTTCTGGGATAGACCCCTACTCTTCAACCATCCAAGTGCTTGTTCCGAAAGGGTATTCCAGTTATGCTTCGGCACTGCGTTCACGATGACTCTCCTGACATGAGATGCTCTTTCCTCGAGGGGAACGATCCCCTCTTGCCCACAGTGCCAGCACTTGAACAGTGCCCGCTCTGTCTCGATCTGGATGGAGAGACTACGCTCTCCCTTCTTGCGGCGCTCCGGGCCACATGATGGGCAGACGATCTTGTGCTGTCCGGTCCCCAACCTGTGAGCCTCGCCGCGAACTTTGTGTTCGATCAGCACGGCTTCCTCTTTCTGACTCTGACCGAAGCAGCCTACATGACCACCTCTGAAAGTGTCAATAGGGTTGTGCCGTGCGACACATTGACCACACATGTCTTACACAAGTAGTATATGTATGAAGTATATACATGAGGTATCTACATGTAGGTTCTTTGTAGTTCTGTGTAGTACTATAGGTTGGGTATACCTATACCTACCTATACTAGAGTAGGTAGTACTACCTCTTCTATACTAGAGACTCTAATGATTGACCTTGGATTGTTCTTGTCTAGAGACCAGTAGATGTGTTTGATCTTTACCTGTCTATCGTTCTGGTAAACGATACCCTGCATACAATCCAAGATCACACTCTCGTCTAGGTCAGGTCTTCTGGAACTGTAGTAGATGACCGCCTCGACCTTAACATCGCCCTCGATCATCGTCTTCACTTGGGCGGCACACTGAAGCCGGAAGGCGTCGGCATACGACCTCGCCTTGGCAGACTTGATGATGGCAGGCCTGCCGCCGAAGGTGACAATCTTCCGGCTGTTAGCCTTTGACGCTGGTTCACCGAGGACAGTGAACGTGACATGTTGAGACATGTATTGACCTCTCTGGACTAAGAGTATATGACATGGATCAGGAGGAGACTCAATGAAGATCACAAACAAGCACGGCCTTCCGAAGGCATTCGTGGACTATGCCACGGCTGACCGGTACAGCAAGGGCAATGCTGACATCTCGGTGACCTCTCTCATCGACAGCCCGAGGGTTCGCCTCCTCAAGGACAGGCACTCAAACGACCTCGAGTCGGATGCTGCCGATATGATCTGGCCGCTGCTCGGCACCGCCGTCCACAACATTTTGGAGCAGTCCACCTCCACGGGGAACGTGGTCAAGGAGGAGCGGCTGTTCATGGAGGTGCAGGGATGGACCCTGTCTGGTGCCATCGACCATCAGGAGATCGTGGACAACGTGGTCCACATCACGGACTACAAGGTTACCTCGGTGTGGTCCGTCATCTTCGGCAAGGAAGAGTGGGAACTCCAGCAGAACGTCTATGCCCACATGATCCGCAAGGTGAAGGGCATGGAGGTTGGCTCGATCAGCATCTGTGCCATTCTCAGGGACTGGAACCGCAGGGACGCTGCGTTCAAGCCTGACTATCCGCAGTCCCCGGTGGTGACAGTTCGATTGAACTTGTGGGACAGCGAGAGGGCAGAGGCCTACATCAGCGAGCGGATATCGGCACACCAGTCCGCGCAGATGGACCACGACCTCAACGAGAACTTGCCCGACTGCACCGACGCGGAGCGGTGGGCGAAAGAAGACTCTTGGGCTGTGAAGAAGCCCGGAGCCAAGCGGGCCATCAAGGTGCTCTGGTCGCATCAGGAGGCGATCAACTACGTCGCCACGCTGCCAGCGAAGCACGAGATCGAGCACCGCAAGGGTGAGTACACACGCTGCGCGAACTACTGCGCCGTGTCCGAGTTCTGCAACCAGTGGGCCATGGATCAAGTGTCTTCGGCGGTAGACGGGGAGAATTGGGGGTGAGGGACGGTGTTGATGTCGCAGATGAAGACGACCTGAAGAAGCGATGGTGGTCTTGGCACAAGAAGAACCCGCACGTTTGGAGGCTCTTCGAGAAGTTTACCATGATCGCCATAGGCAGGGGGCACAAGAACCTGAGCGCTTGGCTGATCGTCAACAGGATACGATGGGAGACAAGCATTGAGACGGAGGGCGAGGACTTCAAGATCAGCAACGACTTCATCGCACTCTATGCGCGGTACTTCATGCACAAGCACCCGCAGTACAGTGGGTTCTTCAGAACCAAGCAGATGAAGAGGGCGGACTTGCCCGGCAACACAGATACAGAGGAATGACGATGTCAGAGAAGATGCCAGAACCTTGGGAAGTGCTGTCGAAGATCGACGTATCCCAGCACATCGAGAAGAAGAACGGCCTATCCTACCTGTCGTGGGCGTGGGCATGGGGCGTGCTCAAGCAGCACTACCCCGGAGCATGGTTCCGCAAGCACGAAGACATGGGTGGCCTGCCCTACTTCAAGGACGAGCATGGATACTCGTTCGTGCGCGTCACTGTCGGCCTCGACCACAGCGGAGACAACGATGTCACCGAGACCATGCCGGTCCTCGACCATCGCAACCGCGCGATCCAGAACCCGGATAGCTTCGCGGTCAACAACTCGCTCCAGCGGTGCCTGACCAAGGCCATCGCCTATCACGGCCTCGGGCACTACATCTACGCTGGCGAAGACCTGCCGCAGCAGGAGGCCCCGCAGAGCCCCGCAGAGGCCCGGCAGACCGGCAACCAGTCTGCTCAGGTGTCGGGGGTGCAGGCTGGGGCAGCGGCCTCTACCGGCGCTCCCAAAGCCTCTGCTCCGGTAAGCACGGATCAGGCGCCAGAAACTGTCGCCGCGACGTTCATGGCGTTCATCCCGACATGCAATGAGATGAAGGAACTGAGCGGCTTCTACACCAAGAACAAGGCGGCGATTGCCTACTTGGAGTCCACCAAGCCAGACCTCCACGCGCAGGTCATGGCGGCATTCTCGAAGCGCAAAGCAGAACTGAAGGAGAACTGAGATGAACGACCGACAAGTCCGTGAGGGCGGCGTCCTCTTCGTGAACAACCGCAAGCAGCAGCAGAACCACCCTGACTTCACCGGCAACATCTGCCTGTCGAAGGAAGCGGTGCAGAGCATCGCCGATCAGGTGCGATCTGGTGTTGAGTTTCCCGCCCTCGACCTTGCCGCATGGAAGAAGGTCAGCAACGGCGGCAAGCACTTCATATCCATCAGCGCCAAGAAGCCATACGAAAAAGGTCAGCAGGGCGGCGGCAACAGCAACCGCCGCAGCCCGCAGAGCACGCCGTTCTCGATGGGGTCTGGCAATGACCTCAACGACGAAATCCCTTTTTGAAATCAAATGCTTATACCGAAGCACATAGCAATCAGAGACGAGGCATACCTCAATACCGTGAGGGGTTTGCCTTGCCTCATCTGCGGCAAGCCGGGAGAGGCGCACCATGTCAACCACGCAGAGGCGCGCGGTGTGTCCCTCAAGGTGGGTGACAACTGGGTCGTTCCCCTTTGTCACCCATGCCACATGACGCTCCATCACTACGGCAATGAGTCTGTGTGGTGGGCGCTAGAGGGTGTTGATCCCATAGACTGGGCAAGCAAAAACTGGAGGAAGTACAATGACGCATAATCACAACGCTATCTGGTCGCGTGCCGACTTGGACAAGATGTTGAAGATGGCAGAGGCCGGGTACGGGAGCGCCCGCATCGGGCTCGAGCTTGGCAGGACGAAGGCCGCTGTGTCGGTAGCCCTGTGCAATGAGCGCAAGAGGATTCGCAATGCGGAGCTCGATGCAGCGCCAGAACAAGACCCCTCTGGGGGCACATCGCATCTCGGTGAGGTCGTCAAGAAGAGCGCTGTTCCGGGTGGCACCGAGCGCATATCGTACCGCATCGACGAGGCTGTGAAGATGACCGGCATCGGCAGGACTACCATGTACAAGTTGGTTTCCGATGGAAAGCTCAGGGTCGTTCGTGTCGGTGGGTGTACCCTCATTCCCGCTGATGAACTGAAGGCGCTTTTCGCCCCCGAGAAACCCAATGACGGTTTCATCTCAAGGTTCTTCAAATGGAAGAAGTGAGGAA